ATGGATGCACAAACACGCCGCCGCGAACGTCGCGCAGAGAAACAGGCTCAATGGAAAGCAGCAAATCCCCTGTTGGTTGGGGTAAGCGCAAAACCAGTTAACCGCCCTATTCTCTCGCTGAATCGCAAACCGAAATCACGAGTAGAAAGCGCACTGAATCCGATAGACCTTACGGTGCTGGCTGAATACCACGAACAGATTGAAAGCAACCTGCAACGTATTGAGCGCAAGAATCAGCGCACATGGTACAGCAAGCCTGGCGAACGCGGCATAACATGCAGAGGACGCCAGAAAATTAAAGGTAAATCTATATCACTTATTTAGAAAATGCAGATTTAGGGAACAGATAGGAGGCGTTACACCTATGGCATCTCATCCTATGGTTAGAAGGTGGTGCAAATCCTTCGTATTGAAGTATGGATTTCACAGAAGATTCATAGCATTGAGCGCAAAGATAGTGCATTGGCTGACCGGTATTTGCCGATTTTTTGAGACGATAAACCACCGTAGCAACAGTAGGTGTATACATCTCATAGTTTTTCTTTTCCTCTTCCCACTTAGAGGCTCGATTTATCTTTTCTTCAAGCTCAATAATCTTGTCCTTAGAAATCATCAAAAGCTCATTAAGTGACATTTGCTGCTGTTGGGCATCCATGAGCTTATCGACAAGTTCGTATGTTTTTTCTTTTACTGAGTAGTCTATTTGCATTTTCTGGATTTCCTTTACTGCGCCAACAGCACTCATCAGAGCACCTCCGGCACCAGAAACTGCATCTGTAATCCTACTTATTATTCCTTTTTCATCAGACATATAAATCACTCTCTTACTGTAGGGGTAAGAGGATTTTACTATTTTTCTCGCTGTAGGGGTACACGAGAACCACCGAGCCTGATGTGGTTAAAAGACAGGCATACTAATAAACACTGCACTGTGTATTTATTCCAACGAGTGAATACACGGAGCAATGTCGCTCGTAACTAAACAGGAGCCGACTTGTTCTGATTATTGGAAATCTTCTTTGCCCTCCAGTGTGAGGGCGATTTTTTATCTATGAGGATATGAATAGGTGTCAAACATCAAAAAATACATCATTGATTACGACTGGAAAGCATCAATAGAAATTGAAATCGACCATGACGTAATGACAGAGGAAAAACTTCACCAGATTAATAATTTCTGGTCAGACTCTGAATACCGACTCAATAAACACGGCTCTGTATTAAATGCTGTATTAATCATGCTGGCGCAACATGCTCTGCTTATAGCAATTTCAAGCGACTTAAATGCATATGGTGTTGTGTGTGAGTTCGACTGGAATGATGGAAATGGTCAGGAAGGATGGCCTCCAATGGATGGTAGCGAAGGAATAAGAATTACCGATATCGATACATCAGGAATATTTGATTCAGATGATATGGCTATCAAGGCCGCCTGAGTGCGGCTTTACCGCATACCAATAACGCTTCACTCGAGGCGTTTTTCGTTATGTATAAATAAGGAGCACACCATGCAATATGCCATTGCAGGGTGGCCTGTTGCTGGCTGCCCTTCCGAATCTTTACTTGAACGAATCACCCGTAAATTACGTGACGGATGGAAACGCCTTATCGACATACTTAATCAGCCAGGAGTACCCAAAAATGGATAAAAAACTTATGGCTATCCAGACAAAATTCACTATTGCCACTTTTATTGGCGATGAAAAGATGTTTCGTGAGGCCGTCGACGCTTATAAAAAATGGATATTAATACTGAAACTGAGATCAAGCAAAAGCATTCACTAACCCCCTTTCCTGTTTTCCTAATCAGCCCGGCATTTCGCGGGCGATATTTTCACAGCTATTTCAGGAGTTCGGCCATGAACGCTTATTACATTCAGGATCGTCTTGAGGCTCAGAGCTGGGCGCGTCACTACCAGCAGATAGCCCGTGAAGAGAAAGAGGCAGAACTGGCAGACGACATGGAAAAAGGCCTGCCCCAGCACCTGTTTGAATCGCTATGCATCGATCATTTGCAACGCCACGGGGCCAGCAAAAAAGCCATTACCCGTGCGTTTGATGACGATGTTGAGTTTCAGGAGCGCATGGCAGAACACATCCGGTACATGGTTGAAACCATTGCTCACCATCAGGTTGATATTGATTCAGAGGTATAAAACGGATGAGTACAGCACTCGCAACGCTGGCAGGGAAGCTGGCTGAACGTGTCGGCATGGATTCTGTCGACCCACAGGAACTGATCACCACTCTTCGCCAGACGGCATTTAAAGGCGATGCCAGCGATGCGCAGTTCATCGCATTGTTGATCGTCGCCAACCAGTACGGCCTTAATCCGTGGACGAAAGAAATTTACGCCTTCCCTGACAAGCAGAACGGCATCGTTCCGGTGGTGGGCGTTGATGGCTGGTCCCGTATCATCAATGAAAACCAGCAGTTTGATGGCATGGACTTTGAGCAGGACAATGAATCATGTACATGCCGGATTTACCGCAAGGACCGTAATCATCCGATCTGCGTTACCGAGTGGATGGATGAATGCCGCCGCGAACCATTCAAAACCCGCGAAGGCAGAGAAATCACCGGACCGTGGCAGTCGCATCCCAAACGGATGTTACGGCATAAAGCCATGATTCAGTGTGCCCGTCTGGCCTTCGGATTTGCTGGTATCTATGACAAGGATGAAGCCGAGCGCATTGTCGAAAATACCGCATACACTGCAGAACGTCAGCCGGAACGCGACATCACTCCGGTTAACGATGAAACCATGCAGGAGATTAACACTATGCTGATTGCCCTGGACAAAACATGGGATGACGACTTATTGCCGCTCTGTTCCCAGATATTTCGCCGCGACATTCGCGCATCGTCAGAACTGACACAGGCCGAAGCAATGAAAGCTCTTGGATTCCTGAAACAGAAAGCCTCTGAACAGAAGGTGGCTGCATGACACCGGACATTATCCTGCAGCGTACCGGGATCGACGTGAGAGCTGTCGAACAGGGGGATGATGCATGGCACAAATTACGGCTCGGCGTCATCACCGCTTCAGAAGTTCACAACGTGATAGCAAAGCCCCGCTCAGGAAAGAAGTGGCCTGACATGAAAATGTCCTACTTCCACACCCTGCTGGCTGAGGTTTGCACCGGTGTGGCTCCGGAAGTTAACGCTAAGGCGCTGGCCTGGGGAAAACAGTACGAGAACGACGCCAGAACCCTCTTTGAGTTCACTTCCGGCGTTAATGTTACTGAATCCCCGATCATCTATCGCGACGAAAGTATGCGCACCGCCTGCTCTCCCGATGGTTTATGCAGTGACGGCAACGGCCTTGAACTGAAATGCCCGTTTACCTCCCGGGATTTCATGAAGTTCCGGCTCGGTGGTTTCGAGGCCATAAAATCGGCTTACATGGCCCAGGTGCAGTACAGCATGTGGGTGACGCGAAAAGATGCCTGGTACTTTGCCAACTATGACCCACGAATGAAGCGTGAAGGCCTGCATTATGTCGTGGTTGAGCGGGATGAAAATTACATGGCGAGTTTTGACGAGATGGTGCCGGAGTTCATCGAAAAAATGGACGAGGCACTGGCTGAAATTGGTTTTGTATTTGGGGAGCAATGGCGATGACGCATCCTCACGATAATATCCGGGTAGGCGCGATCACTTTCGTCTACTCCATTACAAAGCGAGGCTGGGTATTTCCCGGCCTTTCTGTTATCAGAAATCCCCTGAAAGCACAGCGGCTGGCTGAGGAGATAAATAATAAACGGGGAGCTGTATGCACAAAGCATCTCCCGTTGAGTTAAGAACGAGTATCGAGATGGCACATAGCCTCGCTCAAATTGGAGTCAGGTTTGTGCCAATACCAGTAGAAACAGACGAAGAATTTCATACGTTAGCCGCATCCCTTTCACAAAAGCTGGAAATGATGGTGGCGAAAGCAGAAGCAGATGAGAGAGACCAGGTATGACAACCACTGAATGCATTTTTCTGGCAGCGGGCTTCATATTCTGTGTGCTTATGCTTGCCGACATGGGGCTTGTTCAATGACACCTCAGCAAGAAAACGCCCTTCGCAGCATTGCCCGTCAGGCTAATTCTGAAATCAAAAAAGCCAGACAGCAGTTTCCGGATAAAAACGTCGATGACATTTGCCGTAGCGTACTAAAGAAGCACCGCGAAACGGTAACGCTGATGGGATTCACACCGACTCATTTAAGCCTGGCGATCGGCATGTTGAACGGCGTCTTTAAGGAACGGTGAACATGAAAAGCAAAATCATCAGGGAGCTACAGGCTCCTTTTTTATTATTCGCATTCACCCTCAAGCGTATTAACCAACAATTCAGGGATTAATGAAAGATGGCAGACATCATTGATTCAGCATCAGAAATTGAAGAATTACAGCGCAACACAGCAATAAAAATGCGCCGCCTGAACCACCAGGCTATATCTGCCACTCATTGTTGTGAGTGTGGCGATCCGATAGATGAACGAAGACGCTTGGCCGTTCAGGGTTGTCGGACTTGTGCAAGTTGCCAGGAGGATCTGGAACTTATCAGTAAACAGAGAGGTTCGAAGTGAGCGAAATTAACTCTCAGGCACTGCGTGAGGCGGCAGTAGCAATTGAAACAGTAGCAACACCTCAAAAATTGCTGGCATTTCGTATGAAAGTCACACCTCAGGTTGTGCTGGCTCTACTGGATGAACGAGATGCATTAAATGAACGCCTAGCCGAACTGGAGGCTGATTTAGCAGGGCTGGCCGAAGACCACCAGAAAGCGACTGAGTCAATTAAGCAGGCTGATGCAGCTGTTAAGTTGGCACACGAGAAGTTTTCGGCGCTGGCGGCGGAGAATGAGCTGGCTCGTAAAGCAGTTCAGGAATTCTGCGATGTTGTTGGCGACAGCACCGAGGTTATCTGCGAGGAGATTGGGAGAGATGGTGTTCTGGTTATTTTGGAGGCCATGAAGGCAACAGGAAATATGCCAGCCACCGATGCTTTCCTGGCTGAAGTACGGGCGCAGGGGGTGGAGATGATGCGCGAACATCCATCAATCAAACTTTGCTCTTTGACGCACATATGTGATGAGTTAGCCGCCCAGCTTCGCAAAGGAGGCAACCAGTGACTGGACATGCAGCAATCCTCGACATGTGCTGTGGCAGTCGCATGTTCTGGTTAGATAAGAATGACGAACGGGCGAGATAAGCGATCGGTTAAGTGCTATAGTAATGCGCTTTTGTATTTATGGAGTGAATATGAAAAATATCCTACTGGCATCATTGTTAGTGGCATCGCCGGGTGCATTTGCAGCCAGCTTTGACTGCCAAAAGGCTTCGACAGCAATCGAACATAAAATCTGCGATAACGAACGTCTGTCAAAATTAGACGAACAGCTTAGCTCTGCCTATTCTAGTGCCCTCAAAGGAAACCCAGAGAACGCAGACACCCTAAAAATGGTTCAACGTCAGTGGGTAAATATGCGTGGAAAACTCACTGATAATAAGGCTCTGGAGCTGGCTTATCTTATCCAAATTAATGGCCTCAAAGGTTTGGGGAGTTCAGTCAGCGTAACAGCGGCCAATGACATACCCACGTCGGCGCAGAAACATTCTAAAGAGCAGGAAGATACAAGTAAGGCAGAAGCTAAGTCGGTCAAGAACGGCAATAAGCTAACCTTAGAGTCATTCCGAGCTAAATATGTAGAAGTAGATGGTGAGTATTACAGCACGACATCCATTCCTAGAGGCAGTTCGTTCTTGTTCACTTGCGCTAGTCGTATTGCTGATGACCAAGTGAATATTTGGAAGAAACAGGCAGCCAAAGAGGGCAAAATCGACCTATTCTTTGAGGTTGAGAATCACTTACACACGGCTATGTTGAACGCCAATTTTCAGAAGTTGAATTCAGACCCTGCCAAAAGAGGTATTTGTAATCTGATTAACGCAGTGCCGTAAGTAAATTTAGGGCCACAGTTGTGGCCTTAAATATTTTTTTCAGCCTTTTCTTATTTGTAATAAGCAGTACTTGGTAGTGCTTATAAAACAGAATAAAAAATATATGACTTTGGCGATTACCCAGTAAAGATATTCGAAATAAATGTAAATATCGACAATGAATAACTATCCTCGCACTCGCGGGGATTTCTTTTATCTGAACTCGCTACGGCGAGTTTTTTTTATGGAGATGATAAATGCACTTCCGAGTCACAGGTGAATGGAATGGAGAACCATTCAACAGAGTTATCGAAGCCGAGAACATCAGCGACTGCTATGACCACTGGATGCTGTGGGCGCAGATAGCACATGCAGACGTAACCAATATTCGAATTGAAGAACTGAAAGAACACCAAGCCGCCTGATGGCGGTTTCTTTTTGCCTGGAGAATTAAGATGACCGATACTAGCCTGATTCCTGAGAAAGAAGTGATGAACAAGCTCGGTGTTTCATCACGTCAGACAATCTGGAACTATACCAAACGGCACGGATTTCCGAAGCCAGTCAGAACCCACCCCAAATCATACCTTCGTGAAGCTGTTGAAGGGTGGATTCTTAACGGTGGCGTTAATCAGAAATGCTCCTGA